AACAAGCTGCTAAAAATGCAGCTGAAGCTGAAGTAAAGGCTGCAGGAGAAGCAACTGGAAAAGTTGGTAAGATGCAAAAAATTAAAGATACTGCTAATAAAGCAATTGATTGGGCTAAGGGTATTAAAAATACAGCTCCTTATCAAAATACTGCTGAAATATTAAAATCTGCAAGTAAACCACTTGAATATGCACAAAAAGGAATACTTTCTGCAACAGAAGCAGCAGAACCATATATTCAAAAAGGAATACAATATGGATCTAGAGCTGTACCTTATATAAGAGGTGGAGCTAGATTTTTAGGAGAAATGGCAGCACCCGAAATAGCAGCAGCAGATATAGGACTTGAATATGCAAAATCTAGAGGAAATAAATATGAAGAAAGTTTACCTGCTGATGTAAAAGAAGCTAAAAATAAAACACAACAATTATCGGATCAATTAAATCAATTAACATATGGTCTATCTCAACAAGATAGAATTAGATATTCACAAGATCCTAATTTTAAAAATGAAATTGATACAAAAAGATCTGAATTAACAAAACAAATACAATCAATAGGGTATAATCCAAGTACAGAACCTGGAATACTATCTACATTAAACCCTTTAAATAATTTTGGAAAACCATCTCCAGATAGACCTAACCTTGGAGTAACTGCTGATGGCACAACTTATAATGAATTAGGTGATGTTACTGGACTAGGAACTGCTCTTCCATCTAATATTACTATTAAACCTGGAACTGGTGGTGCAGGAGGAACTGGAGGTGCTGGAGGTGCTGGAGGAACTGGTGGTGCTGGAGGAGCTGGTGGTGATGGTGGTGCTAAAGGAGTTGGTGGTGAAGGTAAAACAGGTGGTAAAACTGGAACAGGCGGAGAAGGTGATTTAATATCAAAAACAGTAAAAAGCACTTTAAATAATCCTTTTTATGATAATGCTACAAAAGTTAGTTTCATGAAAGAAGCTTTAGATAAATTAATGCCAGATACTTCAAAAATGGATATAGCGGGTGGTATAGCGACATATTTTGGAACATCAGGTAATGGAGGAGATAGAGCTAGAGCATTAAATGAATATGTAAGAAATTTAAGAAACGAAAAATTTAATTCATCTAAAACAAATACAGAATTAGCTGTTAAAATGGTTGATTCTTATAATTCACAAACTCAACCTACAGAAGCAATAAAAACTTTAAATGCTATTTATGATCAATATGCTGCTGCTTATCCAACAGATTCACGACTTAAAACTGCCCAAGGAAGAGCTGAAATTTGGAATGAGTTATATGATAAAACATCAGGTGGTGGAGAAAAAGCAGTTCAACAATTACAAAGAACTTTTTTACAATCAAGTAAAGATACAATAAACAATAATATTAGTAGATATAAGGAATTAAATAAACAAGAAAAAGATAAAGAAGGTAAGATCACTTCTTATATAGATCAATCTGGAAAAAAACAAAAATGGACTCCAGCTATTGAAAATGAATATAATTCATTAAAAGAAAATCTTAAAACAATATATCAAATGCCAGATGCTAGAAAAGTAGGTTACTTTACTTGGCCTAAGGATATAGTAGAGGAATCAAATAAAAAAGAAACAAAAGCAGATGGTGGAAGAATAGGTTATGCTACTGGTGGAGAAGTAAATCCTAATCCAGATCATGGTAATCCAAGAGGATTTACAAATTTAAGAGCTAAATTACCTCCAACAATATCTAATGATATTGTAAGATTAATATCTAGCAGTGATCAAGCGTATTTAGATTTTGCACAAATTCAAAAAGTAGGTGATGTAGCAAAATTTAATGATACCTATGGCACAAATTTAACATTACCAACACAGGCTTCAAATAATACCCAAGGAGCATAACATGGGAATGTTTGATGATGCTTTTGGAGATTTTGCTGGTGTAGTTCAACAAAATTTAGAAAATGCTCAAGATACACTAACTACCCCTGCACCAGCGCACACGGCTCATTCAACTTGGGATTACATAAAAGATGTTCCTGTTGGAACAGCTAGAGGATTTGTTAAAGGAGTACAGGGTTTAGTAGACCTTGGCCTTATGCCTGTGGATTATTTATTAAATACTAATTTAACTAAACATATTGATAATTTATTTGATAAAATAACTTTAGAAACTAATGATACTTTTATTGGTGGATTAGCAGAAGGAATTGCTCAATTTGGAGTACCACTAGGTGCTGCTACTAAAATAGTAAATGGAATTAAATTTTTTAATGAAATTTCAAGAATAAGAAAACTATCTACTATACCTACTAATTTTGGAAAAGCTGAAGAATTAGTTAGACGTATGGGTTATTACGGAGGAACAGGTGCATTATCTACTATTGCTGCTGAAGTTCCTGCTAAAGATAAAACTATATCTCAAGCTTTTGGACTTTCAGAAAAAGAAGATTTTGATCAATTAAGTGGACGTGAAAGAGCTGCTGCAGGATTAAAAGAAAAACTTCAAGCTGGATTGGAAGCAGGTGCTGTAGGTGCGGCATTACCAGTAGCTGTTGATACAGCAGGATTTTTAGGTAAGAATGTAATTAATCCCCTTGTAATTTCACCAACTTTATCTGTTCTTTCACCAGTGACCACGGCATTTAGTAGAACTATTTTTGATCCTGCTGCTAAAGTTTTAGCAGGATCAGAAATATTAGGAATTAAAACACCTGAACTTATTCCCACATTATTTAGAACAGTAAGTAAGGGAGCAGGAAAAACAAGTGATTTTTTAATGGATAAATTAGGTTTACAACCTATAGAAGATTGGAAATATAATTCATTAAATGGAACTTTTGGTCAAGCAATGTATAAGGGTTTAAATACTGTTAAAAATATGCTTACTACAGAAGGGGTATTACCTGCTGAAGCTGCATTAAAAAAACAAAATTTAAATGCTATTACTGCTACCACTGAAGATCAAATAGTTAGAACAGCTAGGTCTTTAGATTCGGTATTGCAGGATATTGTTACTAATGGAGAAAAAAGATTTTTTGAAGGAAAAGAAACATTTGGTTCTTTAATAGAAAAACAAAATGATGTTTATAATTATTTAACAGCACCTGCAAAAGACAAAGAAAGATTTTTTAGTTTAATAGATAAGGATGCAAGACCTTATGCATTAGAACTTGATAAAATAAAAACAGAATCTAATAATGCATTTGCTGATTATTTATTAGATGTAGGTGGTACTCCATATAAAAATATGGGTGAACTTATAAAAGCAAATTCTGAAAGTTATTTAAAACAAAGATTTTCAGCTTTTAATAATCCTAATTATAAATATGATCCAACTGCAGAAAAAAAAGCAGTTGAATTTATGAAAAGTAGAATTTTAGATAATGAGAAAGAAATAGGTGTTATAAAAATAAGATCTGGTACTGAAGATATAAATTCACCTGAATTTCAAAAAGGATTAACAGAAATGGCAGAAAATAAAATGATTGCCTTAAAACAAGAATTAATAACATCAGGAAAAACTCCACAATATTATTTTAATGCTATTGCAAAATCTTTTAATACAGAAATGCCAAAAACTACTTTAAGACCTGGACAACATTTTGATGAAGCAATACGTGAAATGTTTGATGCTCCTCAATATACAATTAATAAACTAGGACAGAAAATTGAAATAACAGATTATAAAGCATCTTTATTAGATACTATAATGCATCAATCTTTAACTATGAGAAATAGACAATATTTTGATGATCTTTTAAAAGAAGGATTGGATAATGGTTTAATTTTTTCAAGTAAAGAAGATGCCATTAATAAATTACTTAAAAAATGGATTAAACCAAATTCAACTCCAGAAGAAATAGATGCATTGAAATTAAGAGCTGTTAAATTTTCTAAAAATTTACAACCTATTGGTGAAGGTAAATTAGCTTCCGATATTAACAATACTTTAATACAAGAAAGTGATTTATTTACTGGAAATTATTTTACAACAAGAGAATTTCAAAATGCTATACAAGGATCTAGTGATGCGCAAACTGGATTGTTTAGTATTCCTTTATATAAACAATTAATGCAAGCAAAAACTGCTTCTCAAATATCAAAAACATTATTATCTCCAGCTACACAAGCAAGGAACTTAGGATCAAGTGGATTATATCTTGTAGCTAATGGACTTATAGGAACAGACGTAAGTATAAAAGATGCAGTAAAAGCAATTACTAAAGATTTATATACTGCAGGAGTTAAAAGAGGTGCAGATGCAATAGATGAATTAGGTGGAATAGTTGGTAAAACAGCTTTAGAAGATCAAGGAATTTTAAAATATTTAAACGATGCTAAACAAAGAGGAGTGTTGACACAGAATATTGAAGTTAATGATATGAAATATATTTTAAATGCAGCTAGAGATGGAAATATTAGCTTTGATAATTTTTTAAATTCCCCAGTAATAAAAAAATTATCCGATGTATATACAGCTAGTGATAACCTTTGGAAAATATATGCAGATAAGTTTTATACGGCCGCATTAAAACCTGCAATGCGATATGTAGAAGAGAGATTTGTAAATGATGGTGGTGATTTATCTAAATTATCTCCACAACAAATAAGTAAACTTCATATGTTAGAAATAGAACAATGGTATAAAGATGTTGCTGGAATTAAATTTGATAGACATAATATTTTTACAGGACAAGAAAAATCAGTGGATGATGCTTTAAGAGAAATGTCTGCTTTTTTAGTAACTAATACTATGCCTACTTATAGTAAAACTCCTTCTATTATAAAATTTGCAAGACAATTTCCAGTAGGAAACTTTATTGCATATCCTTCTGAGATTATAAGAACATCTTCAAATATTGTAGCTTATGCTGCAAGAGAACTTACAAGTGATAATCCTTACATTAGACAAATGGGAGCTAAACGATTAATGGGATTAGTAAGTATGATGTACGGATTAGATGAGACAGCTAAACAAGTGTCTTCATACTATACTGGAATAGATCAAGAACAGATAGAAGCATATAAAAGAAATTTTGCACCTGAATATCAAAGAAATGCAACTTTAATACCTATAACTGCTGCAGATGGAAATGGAAATTTTAAATACTACAATATGACATACACGGATCCTTATACAGTAGTTAAAGAACCTATTCATGCAATATTGAATGCATATGCTGATGGTAGTTTAACTAAAAAAACAGTAAATCAAAAAATAATGGATGGTTTTCTTGGAAATGAGAATAGACCAGGTGCATTTTCTACTTTTTTTCAACCTTTTGTAAGTGAATCACTTGCAGCACAGGCAGTATTTGATGTAATTTCTAGAGACGGAAAAACTAGAGATGGTAAATATGTTTATTATCCTCAAGACAATATAGGAACTAAATTAGATAAATCATTTGGTAATTTCTTAGATAAAATAGAACCAGGTGCTCTTACTTCTGCAAGATACATTTGGCAAGGTGCTACGGGTAAGTTTACAGATGCAGGAACAGTACGAGATGCTGGAAACGAAATAACTAAATTATTAACAGGCGTACGTTTAGAAGATGCTAAACCATTGAATAGTATGCCTTTTGTTTTAAATTCTTTTAATAAAGATAAAGAAGGTATTAATTCTAAGTTTTCAAATACATTTTATTCTCCAGGGGTTTCTGCAGAAAATAGAATAGCTTCAATGAAAGATTATTTTATGGAGTCTTATGATTCTCAAAGTAGATTAAACCAAACTATAAAAGATGCTAGAACTTTAGGAGTTAGACAAGGTGATATACAACAAATACTTACTCAACGATTTAAAAATACTAATGAAGTAAATTCTATTATGAATGGTGATTTTAAAACACCTGTATATAGTCAAAGCAGAATTCAATCTTTATTAGATAGATTACAAAAAGAAGATCCATCAGGAGCTAGACAAATTCAATTACAATTTGACAAAATTAAAAGTAGTTTTGATAGATTAAAATCTCGTTTTTCAGGTAAAAAATTAGGTGAAAATTTAGATGATATTAGTGATCAATTAAATAGTGTATTAGAATCTTCAATATCTTCATTTAGAGGAAACACGGGTCCTATAGTAGATTTATCTAATGTTTCTATTCCTAATTTAGGATCATTATTTAAATTGCCTAGTTTTACTGGAACCGCTAATGCCGCTGTACCTAATCAAATTGCTCCACGAACTGCCTTACCTACTCCAACCACAGTTTCACCACAAGTTGTTAGACCGACAAATCCTGTTCAAGGATTACAAAATGAACAAGCTAGGCTTAATGCATATTTTCCTAATGACAAAATTTTATAATTTGATATATTAAAAAACTATGACAAAAAAAGCAATTACAACAGGTGAACATATTGTAGAAATATATGGCCATATAACTGGTCTTAAAAAAGATATATGTCACATGAAAGAAAATCATTTAAAACATCTCAAAGAAGATATTGAATCTATTAGTGCTAAAATGGATAAATTAACAATGATGATTATAAGTGCTTTAGGTTCTATAGTTTTATTAGCATTAACTTTAATTTTAAAATATTATAAAATACTTTAATGTTTGACAAAGTAAAAGAAAGAATAAAGAAACACGAAGGGTTTAGAGATACTATTTATAAAGATAGTTTAGGTAAAATGACTATAGGATGGGGTCATTTAATTACTCCACAAGATAAGTTAATGGAGAATACTCAATATAGTAAAGAATTTTTAAATAATTTGTTTGAAAAAGATTTTGATATAGCCTGTGACCAAGCCATGTCTTTAATAGGAAGTTATAATATTTGTGAAGACGCTATAGGTGTTGTTATTGAAATGGTGTTCCAATTAGGTATTGGTGGTGTTAGTAAGTTTAAAAATATGTTAGAAGCTCTAAAAGAATCTGATTATGCCCATGCTGCAGTTCATATGTTGGCTTCCAACTGGCATAAGCAAACTCCAGAGAGATGCGAGGAGTTAGCAGAGATTTTAAGAACTTGCGCTGACTAAAATATTTTCTTGATCCTATAGTCAAAAAACTGTATTAGGCGTTCATGGAAAAAAAATTATTAGTTCATAAACATTTAATTATTCGAGCTGAAGTCGAAAACCCTCCCCAAAGTGAATCTTTTTTCCGTATGTGGTTAGAGTCTTTTATAGAAAGTATTAAAATGAAAATAATGATGGGTCCTTATGTTAAATACTCTCATATGGTGGGCAATAGAGGTTTAACAGGAGCTGCTATTATTGAAACAAGTCATGTCGTAGCTCATACTTGGGATGAAGTAAGTCCTGCTTTAATGCAAATAGACGTGTATTCATGCAGTGAATTTGATCCGAAAGAAGTTTGTGCAAAGATAAAAGGGGACTTTAAAGCTGTTAAAATTGAATATAAATTCATTGATAGAGAACATGATTTAACAGAAATAACAGTTGAATAGATAATAAAAATTATATAAAACAAATGCTTAAATAAGAAGAAAGTATGGATTCTAAAGTTTACGTTATACAAGAATTACCTGGTACTAAATCTGGCCAACCTAAATTTAATATTATGGGTGCGGCTAAATTTGGAAAACTGACAGTATTACTGCCTGAATTTTCTCAGATAATACTTAGTCCTGGTCCACTTATAATGAAATTAAGAACTCTTTTAAAAAATTACACAGAAAAAGATTATTTATTATTAACTGGTGATCCAGCTATTATTGGTGTTGCATGTTCTATTGCATCAGATATTACTAATGGTAGATATAATTTATTAAAATGGGATAGACAAGAACAGACTTATTATCCTATTGAAATTAATTTGTATGAGAAAGGATTGGTTGAAGAAAAATAATTTATCCTACATATTGACATATATGTTTTTAATGTTATGTATATGTTAAATGAGTAAAATAGAAAGACTAACAATTAACAGAAAGATAAAAAATGACTACAATAAACTTTGAAGCTGATCAAACAGAAGTTTTGACACAAGCTAATGATGCAAAATCATTATCTGATCAAGTAATCAAACTTCGAAATCTAGAAGATAAGATTTTAGAAGCTGAAGAAAATTTAAAAAAATTAAAACAACAAGCAGATATATTATCTGGAGATGTCATTCCTACAATGATGCAAGAGATGAATATATCTACATTGAAATTAGCAGACGGTAGTGCTGTAGAAGTTAAACCCGTCTACGGTGCATCTATTTCACCTGAAATGAAAGAAGATGCATTTAACTGGCTTCGTAATAACGGCTTGGGTGATCTTATTAAAAATGAGGTTACCGTTTCCTTCGGCCGCAACGAAGATAACAAGGCTGTTGCTTATGCAACCCTTGCACAAGGTCAAGGTTTTCAACCAATCCAGAAATTAAAGGTTGAACCCATGACACTTAAAGCATTGGTCAGGGAGCGTATCGAGGCTGGACTTGATATGCCCTCTGATCTATTTAACGTGTTCGCAGGAAACAGAACCAAAATAGTGAGAAAACAATAATGAACAAAGAAACAATAAACACGAACCAAGGACAAAAGAAAAATGCAGTTGTTGAAAAACAAGTTGCAGGTGCTTTAGCTGCTAGCTTTTTAGAAGCTGATGCAGATAAAGGTTTAGGTAATTTAGGTCATGAGGATCTAGCTTTACCTTTTTTAAAAATACTAGGACAGTTATCTCCTGAAGTTAATAAAAGAGATGGTAAGTATGTTCAAGGTGCAGAACCTGGAATGATTTACAATTCTGTAACTGGTACATTATATGATGGTGAAAAAGGAATAGATGTTTTACCTTGTCACTACAAACTAGAGTATATTGAATGGCAAGATAGAGGAGAAGGTTTAGGAGCTCCTGTAGCTATTCATGGATCATCTAGTGATATCATGTCTCAAACAAAAAGAGATGGTTCATATAAAGATAGATTACCTAATGGTAACTATATTGAAAGAACTGCAAGTCATTTTGTTATTATATGCGGAGATACTCCTACTACTGCATTAATTACTATGAAATCTACTCAATTAAAAATTAGTAGAAAATGGAATAGTATGATGACTGGTATCAAACTAAAAGGAAAGAATGGATTATTTACTCCAGCTTCTTTTAGTCATGTGTACAAATTAAAATCTGTACAACAAAAGAATGATAAAGGTACATGGTTTGGTTGGGAAGTTAGTAAAGTAGGTCCTGTAGAGGATTCTACTTTATACCAACAGGCTAAGTCTTTCGCTGAAAGCGTTTCTAGAGGAGACGTTAAAGTGAAACATGGTGAAGCTAATGGTTCTGAAAAAGGAACAGAAGCTCATTTTTAATTGTTAGTAAATGTGGGCAAGCAATTGCCCACATAACACATGGGTAAAATGGAAAAAGATTTTATAGAGATATTTACTGGGTTAAAAAGAAATTATGGGTTTGCTGATCTTAGCGAATTAGTAATGGATCCAGAAACAAATAAGATGAGACCAAAAAGATATGGTTGGACTCATAAAGAAATAACAGACAAAGATTATATTGATCATTTAAATGGTAGAAAATCTATAGGTATACAACCTTGTACAGATGAGGGGTTGGTTAAATTTGGTGCAATAGATGTAGATGATCAACAAGGTTCTTATAAAGGAATTCCAATTAAAAAAATATTAGACACTATAAGGGAGTATGATCTTCCTTTAATACCAGTTAAATCAAAAAGTGGTGGTTTACATTTATATATATTTTTAAAAGAATTTGTAAAAGCAGTAACGGTTAGAAATTTTTTAGATACAATGTTATTTACTTTAAAATTAAAACCTACTACAGAAATATATCCAAAAGAAACTGAATTAGGTAAGGATGAAAAAGGAGAATATATTGACGGACACTTTATAAACCTTCCTTATTATAAAAAAGAAGAAAGAGTAGGTATTAATTTAGATGGTACTCCATTTACATTTGAACAATTTATACAAGTCGTTAAAGCAAATCAAAAAACTGCAGATCAATTAGAAGAGTTTTCGCTAACCCATGTGAAAACTGTCATACAGGGAGGTCCAGACGAGCTTAACGATGGCCCTCCTTGTTTACAGATTATGGCAAGAGACAAATTAAAAGATGGTAGGGATCGTTGGTTATATAACTATATGATCTTTGCTAAAAAGAAATACCCAGAAAATTGGGAGGCTAAGGTTATACAAGCTCCTAATGATTACTTTGAAAGAAATGGTGATAATATTAATGAATGGAATCAAAAGAAAGTAGAAGATAAAATTAAATCCTGGAGAAAAGATTCTTCTAAAGGTCATACATGTACTCAAGATCCAATAGTTAATTATTGTATGAAGAGTCAATGTTTAAAAAGACAGTATGGTGTTTTATCTGATAAGAAAAAAGTATTTCCAGCATTATCTTCTTTACAAAAAATAGCATATCCTGAACCTGAATATACGTTTAACGTAGATTTACCTGATGGTAGAAGACCATTAGTAAGAGCTAAGAATATTAAACAAATAATGTTGCAAGAAGAATTACGTGCTATCATTATGAAAACAGCTAATATATTTGTACCTGCTATTAAATCTAATGATTTTCAAGAAGTAGTAGATAGATTATTTCCACCTAAAGAAACTATACAACCTCCTAAAGGTACTTCACCTAATGAACAATTAGAGGAATATTTAAGGGAATATATTAATGGTCCACAAGCTAAATCACATGCTTCATTTAAAACAGGAGCTGTTCTAATAGAAAAAGAACATGCTTACTTTAGATTTGTTAGTTTCTATAATTTCTTAAAGAATAAAGAATGGAAAGAAAGTAAAGGACATACAGGAGAGAAATTAAAAGAACTATTCAAAGTAGAATTTGGTATTCAAAAAAGATTTCCTAAGAAGGATAATGAGAAGGCTTCGTACGGTGGAATAGAAGTAATAGAAGTTCCAATTGAAAAGTTTAAAAAAGAATCTTCAGAAGTGGAGATACTTCCAATAAGAAACAAAGATGAGATATTTTAATGATTAGAAAAGTATTGGGTCCACCAGGAACAGGTAAAACGGAATATTTATTAAATGAAGTTAGTAAGTATTTAAAAAATGGAGTCCCTTTAAATAAGATTGGGTATTTTGCTTTTACTAGAAAAGCTGCCAATGAAGCTAGAGAAAGATTTTTAAATATGCATAAACAATATACAAGAACAGATGTTAAGTTTTTTCAAACATTACATTCTTTAGCATTTCATAGATTAGGTATGAGTGAAGATAATGTTATGCAACCTGTTCACTATGAACAAATAGGAAAAGAATTAAGTATACGAGTTAATGCTTATTCGGAAGATAATGAAAATGGTTATTTAAACTGTGATAATGAATATTTTAAATTAATAAGTAAAGCTAGAGTAAAGAATATATCTATTGAAGATGAGTTTAATAGTAATGAATGGAGCAGAGATATAGATTTAGAAACATTACAACATATCTATATGAATTTTTTAAACTTTAAAAAACAAAATAACTTAGATGATTATACTGATATGATCGTTAAGTTTGTATCTAATCCAGACCTATGTCCATCGTTTGAAGTTATCTTTATTGATGAGGCACAGGATCTATCTCCTATTCAATGGCAGATGTTTGATATATTAAAAGCACATTCTAAAGATGTATTTCTTGCAGGAGACGATGACCAGGCGATATTTGCTTGGGCAGGGGCAGATGTAAATAGATTTATTAACGAACCAGCTATTGAAGAAGTATTGCAGCAATCAAGACGTATTCCACAATCTGTATTAGACATATCTAATGTAATACTCAGCAGGATTCAGGGACCACGGAAAGAAAAGAAATATTATGCAAAAAAAGACAATAACGGTAACATAATACAAGGAAAGGTTGAACATGTATTTAACCTTGATAATATTGATTTATTTAATGATAAATGGTTAATTTTAACTAGAACAATATATAGATCTTTAGAAATATCCAATTTTTTAAAAGAAAGAAATTTATATTTTAAAAATCAATACGGTAAAAGTTTTGATAGTGCATTGTATAAATCTATTTTACGTTGGACTGATTTAACATTAGGTAAAACTATTACAAGTATAGATTGTAAAGATATATATGAATATTTAAATGAAGAATATCAAGAAGATAAGTTTAAAAACAAATCACAAGTTGTTATTGAAGATTTAGGATATGAAAAAGGAATTCCTTGGTATGAAACGTTTACTAATGTTGAACAAAGTAAACAGCTTTATATTAGAACAATGTTATCTAATAATGAAAAGTTAAGTGAGGAGCCAAGGATTGAAGTATCTACAATACATGCAGCAAAAGGTGGAGAATGTAAAAACGTTGTCTTAGTATTAGATAACGCAGATAAGATAAGAAAATCTGTTGCAATCAATGTAGATAAACAAGATGAGGAAAACAGGGTATGGTATGTAGGTTCTACTAGGTCAATGGAGAATCTATATATACTTAAATCAAAAAAAGAAAGGTATGGTTATCAACTATGACAAATAAAACGTTTTTTAAACAAGTGGGAGGATCTCATTATAAATTAATGAAAATACAACCTTCTAAATTTATAAATGAAAATAATTTACCATTTGCGGAAGGTAATGCAATCAAGTATATATGTAGACATAAATTGAAAGGTAAAAAAGAAGATATATTAAAAGCTATTCATTATTTAGAAATGGTTATTGAAAGAGATTATGGAGGAAAAATATGAGAGTACCAATATTTGAAGCACAAACTGAATGGGTTGAACCAGAAGAGTTTCCAGATCTAAGATCGTATGATGAAATATCTGTTGACTTAGAAACAAGAGATCCTGATCTTACTAAAAAAGGATCTGGTTCTATTATAGGTAATGGAGAAGTAGTTGGTATAGCTGTTGGTGTACCAGGAAAATCTTTTTATTTTCCTATAGCTCATGGATCAGGAGTCAACATGGATAGATCAAAAGTTTTAAAATGGTTTGCTGATACAATGGCAACAGATGCTATAAAAGTGTTCCATAATGCTATGTATGACGTATGTTGGATAAAGAAATTAGGTATTAAAATCAATGGTTTAATTGTAGATACTATGATTGCGGCCTCTTTGATTGATGAAAATAGATACAGATATTCTTTAAATGAATTGTCTTGGGATTATCTTGGATATGGTAAAAATGAACAAGCTTTAAATGAAGCTGCCAAGTCCAGAGGATTAAATCCTAAACAAGATCTTTGGAAACTTCCTGCATTTCAAGTTGGAGCGTATGCTGAAAAGGATGCTGAACTTACTTTAGCTCTTTGGCAAAGTTTTAAAAAAGAAATTCTTCGTCAAGATATTGAAAGTATATTTAATTTAGAAACCGATTTATTTCCATGCCTTGTAGATATGAGATTTAAGGGTGTAAGAGTAGATGTTGAACGTGCTTCTATTTTAAAAAAACAATTAGTTGCAAAAGAAGAAAGTCTTTTATTAGATATCAAAAAAGAAACTGGAGTAGATATAAATGTAGATGCTCCAAGACAAGTTGCTAAATTGTTTGATCAATTAAAAATACCTTATGAAAGATCTGCAATTACTGATAATCCAACTTTTACTAAAAACTTTTTACAAGAACATAATCATCCTATTGCTAGAAAGATTTCTCAAATAAGAGAAGTTAATAAGGCACATAGAGATTTTATTGATGGTATCTTTGAATATGAACATAAAGGTAGGATTCATGCTGAGATCAATCAAATACGTTCTGATCAAGGTGGAACTGTTACAGGTAGATTTTCTTATAACAATCCAAATTTACAACAAATACCAGCACGTAATAAAGAATTAGGACCTATGATTCGTTCTTTATTCTTACCTGAAGAAGGACATACGTGGGGTTGTTTTGACTACTCACAGCAGGAACCAAGATTAGTTGTACACTATGCTTCTTTGTATAAGTTTCCATCAGTTTATGATGTTATTGAATCTTATAAAGATGATCCTGATACAGACTTCCACCAAGTAGTAGCTGATATGGCAAACATTCCAAGATCACAAGCTAAGACTATTAACTTAGGATTATTTTATGGAATGGGTAAGACAAAATTACAAGCTGAACTAGGTGTATCTAAAGAAAAAGCTGCTGAACTATTTGATCAGTATCATTCTAAAGTTCCATTTGTTAAACAATTAACGAATGCTGCTTCTAATAGAGCACAGGAACGTGGTCAAATAAGAACATTGCTTGGTCGTTTATGCAGATTCCATTTATGGGAACCCAATAGTTTTGGTATGCATAAAGCATTGCCTCATGAAGAGGCACTCTTGGAACACGGACCAGGGATTAAAAGAGCTGGGACTTATAAAGCTCTTAATAAATTAATTCAGGGTTCTGCTGCGGATATGACTAAAAAATCAATGTTAGAATTGTATAAAGAGGGAATAGTTGCTCATATACAAATACATGATGAATTAGATTTATCTGTAGAGTCTCCAGAACATGCTAAAAAAATAATTGATATCATGGAAAATGCTGTGCAATTAGATGTACCTAACAAAGTTGACTATGAATCTGGTGAAAATTGGGGAGATATTTATAATTGATCCTATATTGGATAACTGCTAGTATTTGAATATGGAAAAATTAAAAACCTTTATAGTTGCTGCTTATCTAAAAGCACAATACTATATTCTTATTTATTTAAATGCTATTGAAAATGCATCTAAATGGATTGTAGCTACTATATTAAGAGTAGATTTACTGGATGAACGATCATCAAGAATGATAACTACTTCTATATATATTTTGCTTCATATAACTATATTAAGCATACTTTGTTACATCATATTCTGATCAATTGTATTAACAAATTAACAGCTGGATGCTGTTTATTAAATCAATGTAAATGTTATGATAATAATGAACAAAATCCTATTGAACAAAATTATAGTTATAAAGTATTTGACGATAGCTCTAATAGCATTTGTATTGGGGACATTCTTTCCGAATCCGATTGCAAAAAAGAAGACAGAGAACGCCATTATCGCCTGGGCTAAAAGCCTAGGTTTTGGTCCACCGAGGTTTGAATACCATAATGACAAAGAATTTATATCTTCCCTTAACAAATGCATCCAATACCTTAATTTCGATATACCCACATTTAAACAAATAAATACAGAACTTATTATAGCTCAAGCTATAGTAGAATCAGACTATGGACGCTCTAGGTTTGCATTAGAAGGCAATAATCTGTTTGGAATAAGGATTTGGTCAAAACAAGGTATGTTGCCTTATAAACAGCACGAATCTATTGAATGGAGAGTAAGAATATTTCACCATAAATGTGATTCTGTTAAAAATTACATAGATATATTAAATACTAAACAAGTATATGCCGAATTTAGAAAAGTAAGAGATTGGACACTTAATAGAGATCCTATTAAAATGGCTAAGGCATTAGATAATTATTCAACTAATAAAGAATATGAACAGAAAATAGTTGAAGTAATACAAAGATTAAGAAATAATAAATAAATGAAAAATTTTACAATTGAATCATTGATTGTACATGGAATTTGTCCTTCTTGTAAAGAATTAACTCCTTTAGTATCTATAATGGATAATATTTATAAATGTACTTCTTGTGGAGATGAGCTTGAACAATATGTTAATG